TAATGCAATTATCCTTTCAACACCAAATGGTGTAGGAAACTTCTTTCACAAAACTTGGGTAGGTGCAGAAGATGAAACAAATACCTTCAATACTATTAGATTACATTGGAGTGTACATCCTGAACGAGACCAATCATGGAGAGATGAGCAAGAGGTACTATTAGGACCAAAAGGAGCAGCACAAGAGTGTGATTGTGATTTCGTTTCTTCTGGTGATACTGTAATTGACCCACAACTCCTTATGTTCTATAAAGAATCATATGTACAAGAACCAGTAGAAAAGACTGGGTTCGATGGAAACCTTTGGAAGTGGGAATATCCAAACTATCAGAAATCTTATATGGTAGTTGCCGATGTTGCTCGTGGAGATTCATCTGACTTCTCGGCATGTCATGTTATTGATATAGAAGAATCATCTCAAGTTGCAGAATATAAAGGTAAATTAGATACAAAAGATTTTGGAAACTTCCTCGTATCTCTTTCTACTGATTATAACAACGCATTACTCGTAATTGAGAACGCAAACATTGGTTGGGCAGTAATACAACAAGTAATTGATAGAGGATATGGTAATCTTTTCTACATGAGTAAGGATTTAAAGTATGTAGATGTGGAGAATCAATTAAATAACAAATATAATAGAGAAGAGAGAAATATGACACCTGGATTCTCTACAACTTCTAAAACAAGACCTCTAATCATATCTAAATTAGAACAATATGTTAGAGAAAAGGATATTACTATTCGCTCACAGAGAACAATAGATGAATTGTTTACATTTATATGGAATGGTAACAGAGCAGAAGCAATGAGAGGTTATAATGATGATTTAACTATGTCCCTTGCAATATCATTGTGGGTTAGAGATACTGCTTTGAGATTAAGACAAGAAGGAATTGATTTAACTAAACAGGCGTTGGGTGGAATTGGAGCACATTCATTAGATGTTAGTGGAATGGGATTTGGAGGGAACTCATCACTTGAAGAAAACCCATGGAAAATGAGGGTTGGAGACAATAATGAAGATTTAACTTGGTTAATTAAATAATCTTATATTTATATATTAGGAGAAACAAAATTATGATATCACTACAAGAATTACTTAAAGAAGATGTACATACAGAAGAATATACTGTGGAAAATTACCACGATATAAAAGAATTCTGTGAGTTTATGAAAGAATACAAAGCTGATATTAACGAAGCTGAGTATCAAGGTAGAACAGTAAAACTTGGAAAACCAATGCAAGGTGATACTAAGAAATTCAAAGTATATGTTAAAAACCCTAAAGGAAATGTTGTCAAAGTAAACTTCGGACATGGAGGAAGTTCCGCAAAGAAATCAGGAGAAAAAACAATGTCTATTCGAAAGAATAATCCAGATGCAAGAAAAGCATTTAGAGCAAGACACAATTGTGATTCACCAGGTCCAAGACACAAAGCAAGATACTGGTCTTGTAGAAAATGGTAATAAATTAATTAATAAAGGTTATAACATAAATTAGGAAAACATGGCAGATACTTCATTTTTTGGGAGGTTAACAAAACTCTTTAGAGCACAGGCAGTAGTTACTATCGATAAAGATGGTAAACGAAAAGTGTTTGATGGTGATGAACGTCAACAAACAAATTTATCTTCTTTAAGAGATAGATATACAAAATTACAGAAATCTTTCTTTGAACAAGCAGGTGGTGCTCAATCAATGGCATACCAACAAGTTCGTAGAGAGGTATTCAGAGATTTCGATGCAATGGATAATGACCCTATCCTTGCTTCAGCACTTGATATATACGCAGATGAATCAACACTAAAGAATGAATTTGGTGATACACTTATGATTCAGTCCGATAATCAAAAAGTACAAGACTTACTACAAAATTTATTCTATGATGTAATGAACGTAGAGTTCAATCTATGGCCATGGGTAAGAAATATGTGTAAGTATGGTGATTTTTTCTTAGGATTAGAAGTAGCAGAGGGTAAGGGTATCGTTAACGTAACACCTCACTCTGTTTATAATACTGAAAGATTAGAAAGAACAGACCCATCAAATCCAAATTCAGTAAAGTTTAAAATTACTGAGGACCCGAATGGAAAAGAAGAATATGAAAACTTTGAAATTGCTCATTTTAGGTTGTTAGCAGATACTAACTGGTTGCCATATGGTAAATCTATGATTGAGAATGGACGAAGATTGTGGAAACAATTATCTCTAATGGAAGATGCTATGTTAATCCATAGAATCATGAGAGCACCTGAAAAAAGAGTTTTCAAAATTGATATTGGTAATATCCCACCAACAGAAGTGGATAACTATATGCAAAGAATTATTAACAAGATGAAGAAAGTTCCTTTTGTTGATAGAAATACTGGTGATTACAACTTAAAGTACAATATGCAAAACCTAACAGAAGATTTTTATCTTCCTGTTCGAGGTAGTGATAGTGGTACACAAATAGATAATCTTGCAGGTTTAGAGTATGCTAGTATTGAAGATATCGATTACTTAAAAAACAAACTATTTGCAGCACTAAAGATTCCAAGAGCATATTTAGGATATGAAGAAAATGTAAATGGTAAAGCAACATTAGCAGCTGAAGATGTTAGATTCGCAAGAACAATTGAAAGAATACAAAGAACAGTAATTTCAGAATTATCTAAAATTGCTATTGTACATTTATACTCACAAGGTATTCAAGATTCAGAAATGACTAATTTTGAATTACAATTAGTTAATCCATCTACAATTTATGAACAAGAAAAAGTAAACTTGTGGAGTGAGAAAATTAGATTGGCTCAAGATATTCAAGGTCTTAATATGTTATCTAAAGATTGGGTATATGAAAACATCTTTAAATTAAGCGGTGGTGAACAAGATGAACAACGAGTAATGATGTTAGATGATTTAAAAGATAGATTCAGATTCCGTTCTATTGAAGATGAAGGTAATGACCCTGCAACTGAAGATGAAGAACCAGATGATATCGAAGAACAAATCGAAAATATTAAACAAGAAATTAAAGATAAGGGTGGTAGACCAAGAGAAGGTAATACTTATAAAAAAGATAAACATCCACAAGGTAGAGACCCTTTAGGTGATAAAGAGAGAACAAAGAAACGTTCTCGGACTTCCGAAGATAAAGCGTTGAAAGTTATCAACGGTATTGCAGCAAAACGTAAATATTTACACGAAATGAAGGATATGTTGGATGAATCTAATATAATAGATGAATCATAAATATACCTTATCTTTTATAAATTTATATTTATAATAGAGTAATTTTATATATTTGTAATTGGAAATTGTAAAAATGAAAAAAATAAGACATTCAAAATTCAAGAATACGGGTTTTCTATTCGAAATACTAACCCGTCAAATCACACTTGAAGTTTTAAATGGTGGTGAAGAAAAAGCTAAAAAAATTGTAAAAGAATTTTTTAGTGGAAAAACTGAACTAGCTAAAGAACTTCGATTGATTAATTTATTAATAAATGAGAAATATAGTACAGAATCAAAAGCTGAAAAGTTTATTGATGTTGTATTAGAAGCTCATACTAAAATTGATTATAGTAGACTAAAACGAGAAAAATTTAATTTAGTTAAATCTATTAAAGAAAACTTCGAGATTAACAATCTATTAGCTTCACCTGTAACCAATTACAAAATACTAGCATCAGTACATAAATTATTCGAAGGTAAAAAGAATGATATCCTTCAAGTAAAAGATGTATTTGATTCCAAACAAACAATCATTGAGCATATTTCCAATGCAACTCCTTCTTTAAAAAAGAAAGAAGAAAAATTAGTTGAAGATTACCAAAAACAAGAAAAAGATTTAAGATTACTTACTTACAAAATTCTTTTGGAAACCTTTAACAAAAAATATACTAACTTAAACGATTCACAAAAAGGATTATTAAGAGAATATATTAATAATATTACTAATACATCTAAATTTGGTGACTATTTTTCTAAACAACTTGTAAGCACAATTACAGAATTGCATAGTTTACATAAAAATATGAAGGATAAGATTACAAAAATAAAGTTGAAAGAAACTATTAATGTTTTGAAAAAACAAAAAATCGGTAAGAAAATTAACGATACACAAGTTTCAGCTTTAATGATGTCTTATGAGTTGATTAAGGAGATAAAAAATGTCAATGAAAAAAAATCTTAATAACGTTATTGAAGAACTAATTCAAGAAATTGAAAATGAATTAGATGAGGCAACTACATCCGCTAGTGTAGCTGGGTATAATGTACCTGGTGCATTTTCTGATGGTGGTGCTAAAGATAAAAAACGTAAGAAAAAGATTTCAACTCAATTTGGTATGAAGATAGTTGGTAAGATGGATGAAGAACTAAATGAAGCCAAAGTAAAAAGACCAGTAAATCGTTGGTTAGAATTAAAAAACGATGAATCAATGCATCCTCACAAGAAGATGGCAATGGGATTGAAAGAACTTAAATATCAACTTAGAGAAACTGAAAAGTTTTTTAATTGGTATAATAAGATTAAAACAATGAATGAATTGGATTCCAATCAGTATTGGAAAAGAACAAATTCACATATTTATAAGATAAAGGAAAGACTTATTAATATTGCAAAAACAATACAGGAAATCGAAAAATGAAAATATCAAAATCTAGATTAAAAGAAATCGTTAAAGAAGTGATGGTTGAAGAAAACGAATACCAAGCATTCTTTAAAAAAGCATTAGAAAAAGCTGGAAAATCAATTCCTGACATGTCTGATGAAGAAAAAAAGGCATTCTTTAATAATATAGAAAAAACTTGGAAAGGTAGAGGGGCAAAAAAAGAATCAGTTGATGAATTAACCTCTGCTCAGAAAAAATTACCACCAGCTCTTCAAAAAGCAATTGAAAAAAAAGATGGTAAAAAAGAAGAAGTTAAAGAAACAGTAACGGAAGGTAAATTCAAAAGAGAAGAAAAAACATTGAAAGACCTTCAAGGTACATTAAAAATAGATTTTTCAGAAGCTGTTGAATCTTTACAAGATGATGGTGTTCTTGAAGCAATGGACCATTTAGAAAATGCTATTTCAAGAATTAAAGATGTACATAAAATATTAAAAAGAAAGTCGTAATGACCAAAAAAGAATTGTATAATATCATCGATGAGGAAATCCAAAACGTAAAGATGGATAAAATCAACGAAGAAATTACAGAGTCAGATGAAAGATTGATTCGTAATTTAATTCGACAAGAGGTATCAGCAATCTTTTTTGATTTGTTTAAACGAAGAAAAACTTGGGGAGCATAATGAGTAAACTACTAATAGAAACAAGATTATTCGAGGGTAAAGTAAAAGAAGATGATAGCGGAAGAACTATCGTTAAAGGTATTTTACAGAGAGCCGGTGCGGAAAATCAAAATGGTAGAATATATCCAATGGAAATTCTACAAAGAGAAGCTAAGAAGTACGAAACGCTTATAAAAGAAAGAAGAGCACTTGGTGAATTAGACCATCCAGATTCTTCTGTAATCAACCTAAAGAACGTATCTCATAACGTAAGAGAGATACATTGGGATAACGATGATTTAGTAGGAACCGTTGAGATACTACCAACTCCAAGTGGTAACATCTTAAAAGAACTACTTAAAGCAGGTATTCTATTAGGTATATCATCAAGAGGTATGGGTTCAGTAGAACCTTTAACTGGTGGTAAAGTACAAGTAGGTGAAGATTTTGAGTTAATAGGTTGGGATTTTGTTTCTAACCCATCAACACATGGAGCATTTATGACTCCAATGAACGAATCTGTTAACAAGCAACTCCAAAAACAAGGTGAAGTTTGTAACGAGTGGTGTAAATCACAAGATATGATGAGAGAAATTATAACAGAATTAAGTTAGTAATATGGCATTTGATATAAAAGAATATTTATCTAATAATGATATCACATTGGGAACCGTAACAAGAAATGTTGCAAGTGTTCCATTTAAAGGTGGTCATAATGATATAAGAAAAACTGGTTACGATGTTAAGATTACTGAAGATGGTAAACTTGATTTATATACATTAAAAAAAGAAACTAAAAAATTATAGGAGAAACTATGGCACTAAAATCACAATATGATGCGGCTCAATCCCCACATAAATCAGAATTAAAAAATAAAGTAGATGGTAACGTATATACACAGCCAGTTGTTGCTAAGTTACCAGGCTCACCGAAAAAAGTAGCAAGTGGAAATGTAAATGATGAGCCACTTTCTCTTAAAACAGAACCAGCTAGTTCAGGCCTAAAAGGATAATACTATGATTAGTTTAAAGAATTTACTTAAGGAAGAATCATTTACTGCAATCAATAAAGATAGTGGTGAAGTTTCTGTATTCAAAACCAAGGATGCAAGGGATTCGGCAATCAAAGCAGGTACTCATGATAAACAAGATAGTAAGTCGGCGAAGGGGGGTGATTCTCCTACCGACAAGAAAGACGTTCCTAAAGTAAACATCTTTAACAAAGATAAAGAAGAACCTAAGAAGGATAGTGGTAGACCAAAAGATTCAACTGGTGGTAGAGCAGGTAATCCTGAAGTAAACAAAGCAGTTCGTAAGAAAGCACAAAGTTTAGGTATTACTCCAAAAAAATTAGGTAAAGAAGAATACGAAAGTAGAATGAGTAAAGCAGCTATTGAAGCTCTAACTGATTCAAACTTTCATTCCGAAGCTAGAAAATTAATTGCAGTTTTAGAAGATAAACCAGAATGGGCGAATGACCCAAGAAAAGACCCTAAGATGCCAGATATCATGTCACCTGAATATGAAGAGTGGCAAAAAACAAGTGTATATTCTTCAGAATTATATGATTCAGCAGAAGGTACTGATGATATTGCACATGAAGCAAGTAATCAAGCTGGTTGGGATGGTGTATCTGCATTAGATGCTATTGCAT